ACGGCAACTACACGCTGACCGCGATTGCATACGACAGCGCCGGCAAGGCATTGACGCCGCCCAGCTCGATTTCATTCAGCATTGATAACGCCATTGCAACCGTCACGGCCGCGCCAACGGCGACCACTGCGCCGGTTGCCACATCCACGCCGCTGTCATCCGGCGTCACGCGCTGCGCTGTGCACGACCCGCGCAAGTGGCACGGGTTGTATGACCCTGAGAACAACTGCTATCACGACCATGAGCACGGGCAGGATCCGCATGCGCTCGACGACGTGTTCGGCACAGCCATTTACGCGACGATGGGTGGATACGAGCTCGGATACCCGTGGCAAACGAGCATGACGATGCCCAGCGGCCACATCATGATGGAAAACGACGTGTGGCCGAATGGCAAGCATCAGGGCTACAAGATCTTCACCCGCGAAGGCCTGCCGTGCCGGAGCGTGTTCGGCTCTCAACTGTGCGTCACCGACATGCGCTTCTGGGTGCATTTTGTCGGCTCTGAACTGGACGCCAATGCGCAGCGCCACTCGTTCTACGGCGAGGCGCGCGTGTGCGAGGTGAGCAACCCGACGCGATGCGGCATCATCCGCGCCGGCCGGCATTTGAACTTCGGCACCATCGTGCTGGATGGCCAGCCGCTTGGCGCTGAGGTGTGCCGCACCAATGGCAAGCTGCACTACTACAACACCGGCAACCGCAACTTCGTGACCTGGTATCCCTGCGACGATCAGGTGCTGGCCGTGTCGGTGCAGGCGTCCGACACTTGGGACTATTTCACCCCAGGCGCAATGCCGCGCAATGGCATTTCACTGTGCACCGGCCAGTCATCGGCTGACAACTACAACCTCGCGGAGAACCGGCGCGTGTATGCGAATACATGCGGCAACGACAACTCGAAGCGACAGTTGCATGGTGTGTTTGGCAATACGCCTTCAAACATTTCCGGCGCAACAGTCAGCAACGGCTTAATAAGCTACAAGGGCTTTACAAACCGCTTTGGGCAAATCGTTCAAGGCTGCACGATGGCCGCGCCGGATTGCATCCCTTACGAGTTGTTGAACGTTCCAGCCGGCAAGCCATTGCAATACCGCGACGACTTCTTCACCGACCAGCCGGCGAAGAACATGCCGCCTGGCGTGCGGGCGCAGATGCTCGGCGCAGAGTTAGAGCATGACCCGCGCCCTGACCTGCGGCTTATCCAGTATCCGAACTGAACGAGATGAAACATTGCCGGCGCGTCGTGTGGCGCGCCGGCGTTGACAGGAGAACGAACTATGGCCATACAACTTTCAACGAACGTCCGAAACGCGCGCCTGGATGCCATCGAATCCACGATCGGCACCGGCGCCATCCTGCGCATCTACGACCTGTCGGGCGCGGCGCCGGCCAACTGCGCAGCCTCAATCACCGGCGCCGTGCTGGTTGAGATGACATTGCCAACCGACTGGATGAACGCTGCATCAAGCGGTAGCAAGACGAAGTCGGGCACATGGGAAGACACCAGCGCGAACGCCGACGGCGTCGCCGACTTCTTCCGGCTCTTCGCCAGTGACGGCACCACCTGCCACCTGCAGGGCACGGTGACCACGACCGGCGGCGGCGGCGACATGACGCTCGTCAACACGAGCATCAACACCACTCAGCCCGTGACGATCAGCGGCTTCACGCTCACCGACGCCAACGCATAGTTCTGCGCTCAGGAGCTTAATTGACAGCTACTCCCGCTGCCGTCGCCACGAACAGCTACGCCTCGGCCACATCGTCGCCCAGCGTCACGATGCCGTCTGGCATCTCGGCCGGCGACCTGCTGCTGACGAGTCTGATGCTGGATTCTGGCTCCAGCCTTTCCATCACGCCGCCGACTGGCTGGACACTCAAACACCGCGCTGACAACGGCACAGGCTCGTTTTTGGTCGCGGTGTATGAACGCATCGCGGACGGGAGCGAGGCAGGCAGCTACACATACACCCTGGGCAGCAGCGTCGTCGGCTCGGCTCAAACAGTTCGTTACACGGGGCATGATGCGTCGTGGAGTGACGCGACGGTGTTATCCAACACCGGCCTGTCGGAACAAATTTCCGCCTATGGCGTCACGACCAACACCGACGACGCGCTGTTCGTTATCATCGTCGGTGTAGACAGCACGAGCAACATCCCGTCTTTGCCATCGGGATGGACGGATATATCGAACGGGAACGGCACAAGCCGAGGCTGGCGGATTTGTTCGCAGGTGATGCCAACCGCCGGATGGTATGGCGGGAATGTTGTTTTTGCGCAAGGCTCATCGCGTCACTGGGCGACTGTCGCACTCGCGATCAAGCCCGGGTCGAGCGCGGCAGAGGCAACACTCAACGCCACGCTGGGCGCGCTGACCACCACGGCCACCGGCAACTCCACCATTGATGGTCAGGCGAACGCCACACTCGGCGCGCTCACCACCACGGCCGCCGGCAGCTCGTCGATTGACGGCCAGGCCAGCATCACACTCGGTGCGCTGACAGCCTCCGCGACTGCTGTCACCGCCATCGCCGGCGCCGTGAACGCCACACTGAGCGAACTGACCAGTGCGGCTGCCGGCAACTCCACCGTTGAAGGCCAGGCCAGCATCACGCTCGGCATGCTGACCGTTGCAGCCGTCGGCGCATCCTCGATCGACGGCCATGTGAACGCCACGCTCGGTGTGCTGACCGCATCGTCGGATGGCAATGTGGCCGTCGCCGGCGACGTGAATATGACGCTTGGCGCGCTGACGGCCACCATCGAGGGCGGATCCTCCATCGACGGCCAGGTGAACGCCACGCTCGGTGCGCTGACTGCATCGAGCGCCGGCAATGCGCTCGTCGAGGGCCAGGCCAGCATCACGCTGGGTGCACTGACAGCCGCCGGCGCGGCGATCTCATCGATTGATGGCGTTGTATCTGCCACGCTGGGTGAGCTGACACTGGTGGCGACGGGTGAAGTCCAGGACGGCACCATCACAGGCTCGCTGAACGCCACGCTGGGCGAGCTGACGGTTGTAGCCGCCGGCAACTCCACCGTCGAAGGTCAGGCGAGCAACACACTCGGCGCGCTGACGGTTGCAGCCGCCGGCGTCTCCTCCATCGATGGCCAGGTGAACGCCACGCTGGGCGCGCTCACCACGTCGGCAGAGGGCAATGTCGCCATCGCCGGCGCCGTGAATGTGACACTCGGCACACTGACGGCCGCCATTGAGGGTGGCGTGGGTGTGCAGGGTGAGGTGACTGCAACCCTCGGCGCGCTGACGCTGGTGGCCACGGCCGAGAGCGACCCGTCACTGATCGAGGGTGAAGTCAATGCCACACTCGGTGCATTGATCCTGATTGCAACCGGTTCAACCGCCCGCTACGTGCCAACCCTCATCTTGATTGACGACAGGCTGGTGAATGATGTTTCGGCTGGCGAAGGGAGGTTGTATGAGGTCTGGGTGGGTGCTCGCCAGGTCTATGACGCGTTGTCTGAAGATGAAATTACGAGGTGATCATGGCAGGAGATGTAAACACATATGAGCAGGGCAACCTGGTGCGTCTCGGCGGCGAATTCAGCAGAACGAGCGATGGGCAGGCCATCGATCCCGACGTGGTGAAGTTCAGGATTCGCACCCCTGCCGGCCAGGTGACGGAATACACATATCCGGCGTCGACACAGATCACGAAGACGGCCACGGGCAAGTATCACGTTGACTGGCCGGCGGATCAGCCTGGCCGATACACATTTCGATGGTTCTCGACGGGTGAAGGCATGGCTTCGCACGACAAGGTGTTTGTGGTGCAGCCGGCCGGCGTGTGAGAGTGTGTGAGCCAGCGCATCGGCGATGCGGGAGTGCGCAGTGCGGCAAGACGATCTCGGGTGTTCCAGCGTATGCGAGGGCGAGCTTTCTGGCAGCCATCGTCACACCACCCGCCGTCCGCCCGACGCCTCCCGCAACGCCGGCCCGACAGGGTATGCGCAGCGCATAAAGCAATTGTATACGCGTATACGTTTTTTATTGCAGGGCTAAGGCCAGATTTCCCAGATAACTGGTGAAGGTTCAGGAAGAGGTAATCGTGAGTGAGCGCAATGAAAAAGGGCAGTTCGCGCAAGGGCACAAAGGCATCGGCGGCCGGCCGCCGAAAGCCCGTGAAGCCGCGCGCCTCGCGATCATCTCGACCGTCATCGACGAAGAAGCGTTCCGGCAGGTCGTCCAAAAGAACCTCGAAGATGCCACGACGCACTACGACGGCCAGGTCAGGGCGCGCGCGCGGCAGCAAATCTACGAATACCTCATCGGCAAGCCCAAGCAAACCATCGGCATCGAGCGCACCGACGACGATGCCTGGAGCGAGCTCGCCGACTACAGCGACGAAGCGCTTCGCGCCATCGTTGCCCAGGGTTTCGCCGGCGGAAGCGAAGGCGGAGCTGGAGAGGAGGGAGCGGCGGAAGGTTGAAGAGGCTAGGCAGCAGCTGGCGCGCCGGCACCTGATGGACTTCGTCCACCTGGTGGACCCATCGTATGAGCCGGCCGCGCATCTGACCCACATCGCCCAGTGGCTGGAGCGAGTGGAGCAGGGCGAGGTGAAGCGCCTGATGATCTTTGCGCCGCCTAGGCATGGCAAGTCGAAGCTGACGAGCGAACTGTGGCCGGCGTGGTGCCTGGGGCGCGACCCGTCGCAGCAGTTCATGGTGACCAGCCACACCGCCGAGCTGGCTTACACATTCAGTCGAAACGTTCGCAACATGATCGAGATGGAGACATACGGCAACCTGTTCCCGCTGACGCAGCTCAGCAACGACAACGCCACCGTGCAGCGGTGGACGCTGGCTGGGCGCACACGCCCGGCCATGCTGGCCGTCGGCGTGGGCGGCAGCCCGACAGGACAGGGCGCGCGGGTGATCATCATCGACGATCCCATCGGCAAGGCCGAAGAAGCCGACAGCATGTCTGCGCGTGAAAGCGTCTACACCTGGTATACCGAGACGATCCGCCCGCGCCTCGAACCCGGCGGCGCCGTGATCTGCATGATGCAACGCTGGCACGAGGATGACCTCGCCGGCCGGCTGCTCAACGACGCAAAGCGAAAGGGCGAGAAGTGGCAGGTTGTCACCCTCCCAGCCATCGCCGAGGAAGCCGATCCACTCAGCCGGCCCGTTGGTGATGCGCTCTGGCCGGCGCGCTGGCCATTGCCTGAGCTGGACGCCATCCGCGGTGTGAGCGAACGCTCGTGGCTCGCGAAGTATCAACAGAAGCCCAGGCCTGCCGAGGGCTCGATCTTCAAGAAGCCCTGGCTGCGCATCGTTGATGCGGCGCCGGTGGGCCTGCGTTGGGTGCGTTATTACGACCTGGCCTATAGCCTCAAGCAGCAGGCCGACAACACAGCCACCGTCGCCGGCGCATTCGGCACAGATGGCACGCTGTATCTCCGCCGCGGCCGCGCCGGCAAGATGGAGAGCCCGGATGCGCGCAAGATGATCAAAGAGCTGATGCTCGATGAGAACGACACACGGCATGGCGTCGAGGCAAAGGCGCATGGCGCGCCGATGGTGCAGGAGCTCATGCGCGAAAAGGAGCTGGTGAACATCGCGCTGCGCGCTGTGGATGTGCATGTCGACAAGATCGCGCGCGCCCAGCCTGTCGCCGACCGTGCCGAGATGGGCAAGCTCGCCTTCGTGCGCGAGAGCGTCAACGATGACACGTGGATTGCAGACTGGATCGAGGAGATGAGTGCGTTCCCGTTTGGCGCGCACGATGACCGCGTGGATGCGGTGAGCGGTGTATTTGCAATGATGTCGAGCGGCACGCCTGGGTGGGTGCAATTCGCAAAGTCAGAAATGGAGCGCCGGCAGGCACAGGAGTCTGACGCGCAAAAGGAAGGGCAGCATGGCGGATAACGAGATGATCAATGAAGTGACCGGCACGCCGGCGCTGGCCAGCCAGGGGTTGGCCGAAGCCTACGCGGGCACCTGGGGCGCGAATGGCGTCTTCACGCCTGGCATCCCGCTCCCCCCATTCAGCAGCGCTGATGAGAAGCCGCGTGTGTTCGACTATCAGTCGGGCATCAACCTGTATCTGACGCCGCGCACCGGCTATGGCTTGATGCCGTTTGCGCAGCTCAAGAACTTCTCGGATATGAGCGATGCCGTGCGCATCGTCATTGAGGCGGTGAAGCGCGAGATCCGCTCGCTCGACTGGGACATCCAGAATGCCGACCCGACTGACAATGCGGACTACTCCAGTGACATCGAGCAGCTGCGCGCATTCTGGAGGAAGCCGGACGGCTTCACCGAGTTCGACGGCTGGTGCAATGCCGTGCTCGAAGACATGCTGGTGTATGACGCAGTGAGCCTGTGGCTGGATCAGGACGGCAGCGGCAATGTGCTGGCAGTGGAACAGATCGACGGCAGCACGATCCGGCCCTTGCTCGATGCACGTGGTCGCATTCCTCGCGCACCGGTGCCGGCCTACATGCAGATGATCAAGGGGCGCAACTGGCAATGGTTCAGCGCTGACCGCCTGCTGTATCGCCCGTTCAACACTTCGGCTTCATCGCCATATGGCAGGAGCCCCATCGAATTCCTGATCCTGCGCATCAATGAATCGCTGCGCCGGCAGAATGCTGCGACCACATACTGGGACACAACCAACGTGCCGGAGGCCTTCGCCTTCCTGCCGGCTGATTGGACGACTGACCAGATCAGCCAGTTCCAGGACTACATCGACGGCATCCTCGCCGGCAACGTCGAGAAGCTGCGCCGCATCAAGTTCCTGCCATCGCCGGGCAGCGGCCAGCCGGTGTATGAATTTCGCCGGCCTGATGCCGAAGCCTCGAACGCGTTCGACGAGTTCATGCTGCGCATGACCTGCTATGCCTTCGGCTTCCTGCCCAGCGAGCTGGGGCTGGTGCCGGGTGAAGGCCTTGGCGGCGCCGGCTTCATGGCCGGCCAGGAGAACAGCATGTATCGCTTCGGCATCGGGCCGATCACGCAATACCTGCAGAACCTGTTCACCGGCATTGTGCAGCGACAGACCAAGTCGCCGCTGGTGTGGCGGTTCGTCAACATCGGTCCGCAGGAAGACAAGACCGCTGCGGCTTCGCTCATGCAGATGCAGTTGCAGAACGGTGTGATCGACATCAACACCTGGCGCGCGAAGGAAGGCCAGCCGGCCATCCCCAATGCCAAGCCCTTCATCGTGATCGCCGGCATGCCAGTGATGCTGGAGGATCTCTTCAAGCCAGGGCAGCCGGCTACCTCGCAGGACGATGCTATAGACCAGGCTGGCCAGCCTGTAGAGATCGAGGCAGAGAGCACGCCGGCAGACAAGCCCGAAAGCAAGCCAGAGGTGAACCCTGTTGCAGGTGACGCGACTGCTGAGGCGGCAGCTTCTGCCGGCACCGTGCAGGCGACGGCGCTCAACGGTGCGCAGATCGCATCCCTCAGCGAGATCGTGCAACTCGTGTCGGGCGGCACGTTGCCTTTTGAGTCGGCCGTCAACCTGGTGCAGGTTGCGTTCCCGACCATCACGCCGGATGTGGTGCAGCGCATCCTTGGCCCGGCCCGGGGATTCACGCCGGCGACGGCTGAGAAGACAGAGCCGCCGGCGGACGTGGAAGAGACGCCACCTGAGTTCGTCAAAATCGCCCTCGATCACTGGCGCGAGAAATCCATCAGGCGCATGAAGGATGGCAAGAAGCCTGACTGCGAGCCGCCGGCCGTGAGTGCTGGTGTGATCCCGCCGGTCATGCAGAAGAGCATCCGCAGCGCGCTTGCACTGGCTGGAGATGTCAACGCGATCAACCTCGCATTTACGAAGGTGCCGGACCCAAAAGGCCGCGCCCTGTTGAAGGGTGAAGAGCACCCGACAGCAGGGCGGCGCAAGATCGAAGACGACATGACCGACGATCTCGCAGCCAAGCTGAAGCTGATCGCGAGCGCGCTCGAAGCCGGCGACCGGACACAGGCCGAGGCCGTTGCGTCTGAAGACCCTGAGCTGTGGGATGCATACATCGACGCGGTTGCTGACCGTCAGGGCAAAGCCGGCGCGAAGCAGGAGATCCCTGCAACCCCCGACACACCAGGCTCACCGTTCTGGGAGCAGTTCATCAAGATACTCCTGCCGGCAGTGTTCGGTTGGTTGCTTGCATCGATCCAGCATGGCACAAGTGAAGCGCGCGGCAAGGCCGGCGACGCGCCCGGCGTCATCCCACCACGGATCCGCGCCGGTGTGAGCTGGGATGTGGTGAACAAGGCGGCGGAGGCCTGGGCGCGCGCGAACGCCGGCCGGCTGATCAAGCAACTGCAGGGCACGACGGTCGAACAAATCCGCAAGGCCGTTGCTGACTGGATCGAGCAGGGTGAAGCACTGCCGGCGCTCACGAAGGCCATCAACGAACTCATCGACGATCCCAGGCGCGCGCGGCTGATTGCACAGAGCGAGACCACCAACGCCTTTGCAGCCGGCAACCACATGGCGTGGGACGCAGCCGGCGTGTGGGGAAACAAATGGCAGTCGGTTCAAGACGAGGTGGTCTGCCCGGTCTGCAGCCGGCTCGTGGGCCAGACACGCCCTATCGGTTCCCCCTTTATCGACCCATTGACCGACAAGCAATATGAGCGGCCTGGCGCGCATCCAGGCTGCAGGTGCTACACCATCCCTGTGCTGGAGAAGCCGGACGGGTGGGATGAAGCGACGGGATTGGTTGCATAGGAGACACATGAGCAAGACACTCGGAGAGATCGCATTTGATGCATACACAGAATCAAAGAAAGGCACGACCTTTGACGGCCGGCCCATTCCGAAGTGGGAGGATCTCGGCGAGCCTGTGCGTAATGCGTGGCAGGCTGCCGGCGAGGCGGCAAATATGGCGAATGCCAAGACGCTGCTGCTAAGCGAATATTTCACCCCGCGCGAGTTGAAAGAGATTCACTTTTCGCAGGCATATGTCGAGGCGTACAACCATGGCACAGATGGACACAACGCGAAGATCATCATCGCCAAAATGGTGTATCTCATCGCCGGTGAGGCGCTGCCGGCGCACCTCTGCCCGCCTAAAGGTTAATCGATGGTTTCCTTCGACATCAACATCACCAATGAAGCATTTCTCGACCGGCTGGCGAAAGCATTCACGCCGGAAGCCTTTGCACGCGCGGTGCTGCCAGGCATGCAGCGCGGCTTCTACATGGTGCACCAGCATGTGCCGCCATATCCGGCGCCGCCGCCTAACTCTTCCTACATTCGCACCGGCAAGCTCGGCCAGTCGATCGCGACGGATGTGTATGCCGCCGGCGCTGAGGTGGTCGGCACCATCGGCTCCAACATCCCATATGCCCCCTACGTGATCGGCACCGACGACGAGCAGGCCTGGATGCATGAGGGGCGCTGGTGGCAGCTCGGCGACATAGTCGAAAGGGATCTTGGCATGATCACCGATGAGATCGCGCGCAGCATCGAGGCTTACCTTGCATCTTTGTAGCCGGCCTGCGACTGTTTAGGTATGAGGCTCATTGCCGTTCTGTCCCTGCTCGTTTCGCTTGGCATTGTCGGTCTGGGGTTTCTCCTCGCGTCTCAAGCCACCAGTGGTGTGGGGATCATCGCCATTGGCATCTGGCTGGCCATCATCGGCCGAATCGCGCAGGCCAGCGCGCAGCACGAGGATGTGATGAAAGCATTGCAGAAGTTGGACCTGCCGATTGTGCAGCCACCCAAAGCACAGCCTCCCTTTATCCATTCGCTCGCAGCACAGCCAGAGCCACAGTCTCAACCTGTGCCCGATGCACCCGGCGCGAAAGAATAGCTGTCTGGATCGAAGCAACAGTCCTTCGTCTTCACACATTGACGCCTCGAACAGGCGTGCTAAAATCCCAACCAGTAAACGCGGTGTTGGACGGCCGCGCGTGAATAGAAGTCAAGCCCACCTTTTGGGGCAACAAAACTTTTTGAAACGCGGGCGCTGAAGAACCAAGTCGGGAGTAATCCCGCAGGTCTTCGGCGCCCGCGTTTCGCTTTTCCAATCACATGAACCTATTCATCCCAATCACCAAGGTCGATGAGCAGCGCCGAGAGGTGTGGGGCGTGGCCGCCGAGGAAGCGCCGGACAAGTCGGGCGAGCTCATGGACTACGAGCTCTCGAAGCCGCGCTTTGAAGAATGGTCGAAGACGATCAGTGACGCCACCCAGGGCAAGAGCCTGGGCAACGTGCGCGCCATGCACCAGCCCATCGCCGCCGGCAAAGTCATCAGCATGCAGTTCGATGACGAGGCGAAGAAGATCTTCGTCGGCACCAAGATCGTCGATGACAACGAGTGGAAGAAAGTCGCCGAAGGGGTTTACACAGGCTTCAGCGTTGGTGGCCGGTATGGTTCGCAGAAGTTCGAGAACGGCTTGCTTCGATATGAGGCTATTCCGCTCGAAGTCTCCATCGTCGACAACCCCTGTATGCGTGGCGCGACCTTCACAATGGTCAAAGCGGACGGCCTGACCGAAGAGCGGCCCTTTGCAAAGAGCGACGAGCCGTCTGCAGACGCGCCCGAAGAAGAGGACGACGAAGAAAAGAAAAAGAAGAAGGTTGAGGAAGCTGACGAAGGCGCCGGCGATGAAGAAGCCGCATCCGATGAGATGGTCAAGGCCTCATATAGCGTAACGCTTGACGGCAGCACCATCAGCACCGGCACCCTCGACCTCAGCAAGGCGAGTGGCGCATCTGTTTACTCAACCACGCCGGCTGGGAACATGTTCCTTGCAGTCGGCCCCACGCCTATTGCTGACATATACGACAAGTTGCACCAGCACGTCGACGCACTCGGCAAGGCCGGCGCACGGCATTCTGCATCGGATCAGAAGCTGATTCAGGCAATCCACGATAGCGCGTGCGCGCTTGGCGGCACGTGCGCAGGCATGGACAAGCTCGCCGCCGGCGATCTTCAAAAGGACATCGATAGCGAGTCGGGCTGGCTTGCCTGGTCGGCCAGCATGGACGTGCAGGATCTGGCCAGTGCGCTCTCATTTGTGAGCGGCTTGGCGTCGCGCATGACCAGCAACAGCCCAGACCTGGGCGGCAAGTTGTCGGCAGCCGCGCAGCTGATCACCAGCGCGCTCAACGACAAGGTGGCTGAGCAGGCTGCTGCCACGCAAGCTGCGGCCGTTGATGCTGCGCAGGACGAAGCGATCGAGGGACAGGTGGAAGCGGCCACTGAGGCCGCCGCAGATGCGAGCACAGAAGCAAGCGCAGATACGCCGGCTGAGCTGGCTGCGAACGCAACGGATGGGGAGGAAGACATGAACAAAGCACAACTCGACGCCTTCAAAGCCGCCCTTGTGGACGACGTGAAGGCGCTACTCAAGGAATTCACAGAAGGCGCTGCGGCTCCGCTGCAGAAGGCTGAACTGGCAAGCAACGATCTGGCGAAGCGATTCGATGAGGTAACGGCCCGGCTGGGCGCGTTCGAAGGTCGCGTCGATAAGCTGGAGAAGATGCCGGCCGGCTCCGGCCCGGTGTTGCGCGAAGTCGGCGCCGCATCTGCGAATGGCGACGACGCGATCATCGCGTCGCTCGATCAGTTGATCAAGGACGAGACCGATCCAACTGTCCGCCAGGCCTTGATGGCCAAGCGCACGCAGGCAGCAATCAAGCTGTCCTATCGCGCCGGCGGCAACCGGATGGGCTAACCCCTGATCGTTGGATGACACGCACTCTCACAGGAGAATAGACATGAGTCGCAATTTCATTTCTGGCTTGAATGAGATCAGCCAGGACACCCTTGCCTTGTTTCAGAAGGCAGCCGGCTCGCCGCTTGCGGGCGACCCGCGCATCCTGAACAAGGCGATCACCCAGTCGACTGGCCTGACCTGGTATGACCTGCAGGCGCCGGCGAAGAACCTCTTCCCGGTGATCACCCCGCTGCGCAACAAGATCCCGCGCGTGAAGGGCAACGGCGACATCGCCACCCGCTGGAAGGTCGTGACGGCTATCAACACTGGCAAGCTTCGCGGCGCGGTGCCGGAAGGCAAGCGCAATGGCACGGTGTCGATGACAACCGCCGACAAGCTGGCCTCCTACAAAACGGTTGGCCTGGAAGACAACGTGACCTTCGAAGCCGTGAACGCCGCGGTGAACTTTGAAGACATCCGCGCCACCATGGCGCAGCGCCTGCTCTGGGCCAACATGATCCAGGAAGAGCGCCTGATCTTCGGCGGCAACGGCGACGCGGTTGCGCTCGGCACCACGCCGACCCCGACCGTGTCGAACGCCGGCACGGGCGGCACCATCGCCAACGCCGCCTATAACGTGGTGTGCGTGGCGCTGACGCATGCCGGCTGGTTGGCCTCCTCGATGGCCAACGGTGTGCCAGGCGTGCAAACGGTGACGATGCCTGATGGCACGACCTACACCTATAACCCCGGCACCGCGACCAAGTCGAGCGCCGGCAGCACCACCACCACCGGGACAACCAGCACCATCAGCGCGTCCGTAACCCCGGTCAATGGCGCAGTGGCGTATGCCTGGTATGTGGGCGAGTCGGGCAGCGAAAAGCTGGAGGCCATCACCACGATCAACAGCGTGAAGCTCACGGCCCTCGCCGGCACCGGCCAGGCACTGGCTTCGCTGTTCACTGCGGATCGCTCGAAGAATGCCTACGAGTTTGACGGCTTGCTAAACCTCGGCTTCGCCGGCGGCACTGTCCAGACACTGACCACCGGCACCGCCGGCACCGGCACGAAGCTGGCCGCTTCGAACAGCGACGGCGCTGTCGACCAGATCGAGACGCTGCTCAAGAGCATGTGGGACAACTTCCGCCTGAGCCCGAACGTGCTGTATGTGTCTTCGCAGGAAGTGAAGAACATCACCGCGCTCGTGATCAAGAATGGCGGCAGCCCGATCGTGCGCATGGCTGGCGACTTCTCGAACGGCTTGAACGGCGTAGTGGCCGGCTCGGTGGTTGGCTCCTACCTGAACCGCTACTCGATGGGCGGCGGCCAGCTGGTGCGCCTCGAGCTGCACCCCGACGCGGCCCCGGGCACGATCATGGCGCATGTCGACACCCTGCCGTATCCGGCGGCCAACGTGTCGAACGTTGTGGAGATGCACCTGCGCCAGGACTACTACCAGATCGACTGGCCGATTACCAAGCGCCAGTATGAGTCGGGTGTGTATTTCGACGGCGTGCTCGCGCACTACTTCCCGTCTGCGATAGGCATCATCACGAACATCGCCGACGGCGTCTAAGCCGCCGCGTGAAGCGTGATGCAACCCCGGTATTTCCACGGAAATACACAGGGCTAGCGCGCCGGCGGCGGACTACTGCCGCCGGCGCGCCAAGAGGAAACAGCATGAAATTTGCAACTGTGTGCCACAGTGTCTCGCACGGCAGCGAAGAGTTCTTTGCCGAGGGCGGCGTGGTCGAGATCCCCGAAGACAAGGTGTATCTCTTTCAGGCTTTGATCGACTCCGGCGAACTGGTGAAGGTCGAGGATGTCCCAGCAGAGAAGTCGCTTGACGAGGGCGACGAGCCCAAGAAGAAAGGCAAGCGGGGCTGATCAGGAGACAACGCTGTGAGCTATTGCACTGTCGAGGAAGTCCGGACAGAGCTCGCCAAGCTGGGCGCGTCATCAGTCGACGACAACGCGATTGTTGAGCGCATCCCGCGCGCCTGCGCGCTCCTGGACCGAGCCTGCAAGCACGTTCTCGCCGGCCGGCTGGCGTTCACAGACGAGGCGATCGCCGGCGAGATCCGGCGTGCCCCGCAGGTGGTGAGCGAAGCTGATGGCGCGCTCGTGGTGACCGTCGCAAAGGGCTACTGCCAGGCGGTGACGAGCGCTGAATATTCCACCGACCTGAAGACGTGGACCGCGCTCCAGCTCAGCCAGATGGACATCAATGGCTACGTGGTCGCATTCCTGGGTGCGAACGCGCCGAGGAATGGGCGCCTGTTCGCACGCCTGAGCTACCAGGGCGGCTATGCCGTCCTGCCCGACGACCTGGTGCATAGTGCCGCACGCATCACCGCGTTCCTGTATCACAAGCGCGAGGCTCCGTTCGAGGTGACTGCATTCCCCGACGTGGGTCAAATCGTGGTGCCCAGCGCCATGCCGAGTGACATCGTGCAGGCGCTCTCGCCTTACAAGCGGGTGCGCCCATGAGGTACGACATCCGCCCGGTCGTGCTCACGCTGGCTGACATCGCGCGGCAAGCGCTGACCCCGCAAGGGTCGGGCGCACAGTTGTCGACGACGATCGCGAACGGCGCGGTGACGGGTGTCACGGTGGACGCCGGCGGCAGTGGCTACGGCCAGTATGCGCGCCTGGTGTTCGAAGGGGGCCGATACCCGGCTGAGGCGGTTGCAAGCGTGGCGGGTGGATCCATCGCGGGTGCGACGTTGCTCGACACGGGCGCTGGCTACGCGGCGCCGCCACGCGTGCGCGTCGAGCCGTTCATGCGCTGGGTGTATGACGCGATCCCGCCGGTGTTCAGCGAGTCGGCGCCGTTCATGTTCTTCGAATACATGGGCGGCGTGAACACGTCCGACACCTTTGGCCAGCTCACCACGCGGGAATACAGGATCAACGCGGTGGCGTGTCACTGTCTAGTGAACGAGACATCGACGGCCGACCGCATGATGCGCGAGTTCGTCGGGGCGTTCTACGACCTGATCTTTCACAACCGCACGTTGGGCGGCCTGGTGCACAGCGCCTATGTGACGAAGGATGAGCCGCGAGTGGTCATCACGAAAAGCTCGACCAACGCGCAGGGCGGCAGCCGGTATATGAGCAATGTCTTCGAGATCACCATCCGGGAGGGCGAAGGCTAAGTGCCGGAAATGATGCGCACATTGATGGGTTTTCACATGCCGCGCGATGGCTATGGCGTCGGCACGATCAAGCTGAGCGCAGCCGCGCGCGAATTGGGCTGGCGCGCATTTGACATGCGTGACGAGGCTGGTCAGTTCGGATCGACAGCGCGCACGTGGGCGGTGCCTGGCACCGTGGTGGCGCTGTGCGTGCCCGACTGGCTTGACAGCATCACGGCCGGCCAGCTCGTGAGTTACACGATGTTCGAGGCGTCGAAGCTGCCCACAGGTTGGGCCGATGTGGTCAACCGGCGCGCCGCGATGCTGCTGGTGCCCTGCGAGTGGTGCGCTAACGTGTTCCGCGACAACGGTGTGAAGCGTCCAATTCACATCGTGCCATGGGGCGTCGATGCGCGCGACTACCCGTTTCGCGTTCGAGCGCAGCGCAACGACCCGTATGTGTTCATGTGGTCGGGCACGCCGGATCTGCGAAAGGGCTGGGACCTGGCATACCAGGCCTTCACGCGGGCCTTCAGCCGGCGCAAGGATGTGCGGCTCGTCATGCATTTCAGGGACGAACTGCCGGCGTCCCCGCGCTTTGGTGACGAGAATGTGAAGGTGATCACCGGGCTGCTCGACACCGAAACGCAGCTGGCCTGGCTGACCGCGATCGACTGTTTCGTGTTCCCGTCGCGGGGCGAAGGGTGGGGCAGCCCGCCGCGCGAGGCGGCCTCGACCGGCCTGCCTGTGATCACCACAAACGCCGGCGGACTGGCGGTAGACATAGACCGCTGGGCATTGCCGATCGACACGCGCGGCACGCGGTCAGCGGAATATGGCGTGTGGGATGCCGGCACGATCGGTGATTGGCGCGAGCCGGACATCGATCAGCTCGTCGAGCGCATGCGCTGGTGCGCCGATCACCGCGAGGAAGCCGCCGCGTTTGGCGCCAGCGCAAGCGCGTGGATTCACACGCATCTGACGTGGCAGCGCGCAGCGCGCGTGCTGTCGGAAGCAATCAGTCTTGAATTTGCCCTGAAAGGTGAACTGAGGGGCGCATTGGAGGTATAGCAGACATGGCTGGATTTGGAGACAAGCCCTTTGGTTTGCGTCAGGTTCGCATCGTTACAGGCGGCACGTATGTCGACCTGCCGGCGGTGATGACGCTGAAGTTCAAGGAGACCACGACGAGCGGCACATTGCGCGGCAACGACAAGCGCATCGCCATCGTGTCGTATGCCGATGGCGCGGAGTGGGAACTGGAAGCCGGCGGCATCTCGCTGGAAGCCTACGCCAAGCTCACTGGACGCACAGTAACGACGAGCGGCACCACGCCGAGCCAGAAGATCACGCTGAACGGAAAGGCCGGCGATGTATTCCCATACTTCAAGGTCTACGGCAAGGCGATGGGCCCAGGGGCAGACGACACCTGGGTGACACTGTTCAACTGCAAGATCGACGGCGATGGCCTTGATGGTGAGTTCAAGGATGGCGCGTTCTTCATCACCAAGTGCAAGGGCACAGCCATCGACCTAGGCGATGGCAACGGCGTATGGACGGTCACACAGAACGAGACGGCGGCCACCCTGCCGACCACCTGATATGCCACAAGTCAATCTTCCCGAGTGGCGCAAGAAAAAGTCTGAGGGCGAATGGCGCGAGTTACCCTCAGGCCTTCGTGTGCGCATCCGCAGGCTGTCGCTTTTGCAGATGGCTGCAAGCGGCAGCATCCCGACCAACCTGGTTGGCCAGGTGGACACGCTGTTGAACAAGACGATCAGTCCGCGTGAAGCGGTCGAGAAATGCGCCGGCGCAATCGACGCGCACATCATGCGCGCGGTGCTTGAGCCGGTCATCGTGCCGGCCGGCGACCCGATCCCTGAAGGCGGGATCTGCATCGACGAGCTGGACGTGGATGACAAGCTGGCGACCTTCAACTGGCTGAACAGCTCGCCGGCGACGCTGCTCAGTTTTTTAGAAACCGAGACGAAGTAAAGGCGCTGCACCTGGTGGGCGCCACGTATGGCCAGCGTCCCAGCGCGATCCTCGGCATTGAAGATGAGCGGCTGGCCTATGACTTCGACCTGAGCGTGGCCCTGATTTCGCTGGGGCAAGATCAGCAGGCGAAAGACGAACCCGGCCAGTTTGCCGACATCAAGGCGGCGTTCGCTGCAAAGAGAGGTAAGTAACGTGCCGATTGCAAACAGCACTGTAGGCGTCGAGGTGCGCGCCTCCATGACCGGCGGGCAGCAGGTCACCACAGGCCTCACGCAGATCGAGACCGGCTTGAACAAGCTCGGCTCGCGCGCCCAGCAGTCACTTAACAGCATAGGCACGAAGATGCAGGGCGCGCTGACCGAAACCATTGGTCAGCTCAAAAGCCTGCCTGCCACGCTCATGTCTAGCGTCGTCGGCGGATTCGTTGGCGGCCTTACATCCGAACTGGTTCAGATGCCGCAAAAGGTCGGCGCGGCAGTGATGGAAGCGGCGCAGAAATCGTCACAACTCACGCTGACCATGGACAGGCTCGCGCAGTCCACCGGCCTGTCGCTGCAGCAGGTCAGCGCCCTGTCATATGCCACCGAGCGATACAAGCTCTCCCAGGATGTGCTCAACGGCTCGATGAGCGCGTTCAGCCGCTATCTGGTTGCGACCAAGGGCAGCGCGGCCAATATCCAGCAGGAACTGGCCGCAGCGGCTGATCAGTTCCAGCGCATGCCGCCAGGGATCGAGCGCAACACGCTGGCCATGAAGATGTTCGGCGATGCCGGCCTGAAGCTCCTGCCCATCCTCGCCCAGGGATCTCAAGGGCTGGACCAGTTTGCCCAGGCGGCAGACCGAGCCGGCCGGCTGGTGGACGAGCGCGCGGTGGCTGCCGCACGACGGTTTGAGGAGGCTCAAGCGCGCTTCCAGGATGCCCAGAACAGAACCAACGTGGTCATCGGCAACATGGCCATTCCATTGCTGACCCAGTTGTATGAGAACTCCAACCGGGCCACCGACGGCGGGAATCGCCTTTCGCAAGCGTTTGACATGGTTGGCAGGGCGTTTGGCGAGGTTACAAGCAAGGGCAGCTTGAGCAACGAAACCTTCATCAAGCTGGGCGGGTCATTCGACTTGGTGCTTGCGTCCGTGCTTGGGCTCAATCCCGCGCTGTCAGGCATCTCCAACAACTTCGAGGTGGCCGGTCAGGCTGCGCTGGGTGCCGGTAATAACGCGGTCGTGGCGGCGGGGCAGTTTGTGCAAGCAACGCAGATCATCAGCCTGGCGCAGTTCGAAGCGCGGATGGCAGATCTGGATCGCAGCAAGGCCAACGCGGCGTACAGCCAGATGCGCTTCAACATGGCGCAGCGCGAAGGCATCCCGCTGTTGAGGCAAAGTGAGCTCAACATGCTGGGACTGAACCTGAAGACCGGCCAGTGGCGACAGCGCATGGACCAGCTCGGCAACTCAACGGCCAAGACGGCCGGAGCGCTTTACAGCATGGCTGGAGGCGGAGGCGCGGCTGCATCCGCGCTCGAACGGGTGAGCGATGCGCAGGGCGAGCTCAACAAGCGCACCCAGCAGATGCAGGGGTTGATGGGCGCCAGCCTTGAGCCGATGAACAAGATGCAGAAGCTGCAGGCAGCGTATGCGCTGGCTACCGGGCAGACCACGCTTGCGCAGGAGCAAATGAAGATAGCGGTGCAGGGCGTGATGAAGGGCTTTGATGCCGGATCCATCACGATGGCCGATGCGCTCGGCCTGGTGCTTGCCCTGCGCAATGGGCAGGTCGACTACGCCCGCGCGCTGCAGGCGGCCGGCCCCGCTGCACAGCCTTACATCAACGACCTGAACGAGTTCACCGCAGCGGCAACCGAGGGCGTGGCGAAAACGCTTCAACTGTCCCAGGGCGTCGACAACCTGCCCGGGAAGGCAGAGGTGAAAGTCGACGCAACAGTGACAGGCATGCCGGCAGTGGATGACCTGCATGATCGCGTGAGGTCACTGCCGTCCGAAAAGACAGTCACGATCAAGGCCATGGTGATCGGCCTCGACCAGCTCGCCGGCGACTTCTACAACTACGCGCCGCGCACCGGATCGCAGCCGGTCATTCCGACCGGCGGCAGCCTGGACACGTGGGCGCCGCCTGAGCCCGAAAAGCCCGACAGGCCGCAAACCGTCAACGTGAACGTGGATGGGGCGACGGTGGCGCGCGCCGCGATCAACCGCGGCGCCGGCTCGGCTGCACTAGACGCCAAGCGCAACTACCGGAGGTCCGGGCCATAAGGCCAGGTGAAGTCTATGGCATACAACCAGTTCGTCACGCTCGGCGCAAAGAAGCTGTATGTGCGCCTCGCCACCTGGCGAGAGCCCGGGCAGCCGGCAAGCGGGCGCAACACGCTCACCGCAAAAACCTATGCTGTGATCGGCGCACGCGCGAAGCAATGGACCTTCACCGCACTGGTGCAAGATGTGCCGGCCACCGGCTACCACTCGCGCAGCGAGGTCAAGGCTCTGATCGATGCGAACACCGTCGCCGGCCGCACGCTTGCCTTCACTGACATCTGGGGCGCGTCGCAGGGCAACGTCGCGATCGAAGGCGCGCCGGTGCTCGTGCCGGAGCTCGCGCCGGTGATGGAAGGCGCCGACGGCTGGTATTCCATCGATCTGACTCTCAAGAAATTGAACTGAAAGGAAGTTGACTGATGCGCAGCATCGCTGGATCCAACCTCACCGCACAGGCGCAGCCGCTGGTCGCGCCGACCGTCCAGGCAACTGCCCGCGACGAGATCCTGCACTTCGCGAGTTTTGCCTCCAATGCCGCCGGCACGCTCGACACGCAGGTCGCGCAGTCGTTCTGCATGCGCAACACCGGCACACTGGCGTATGCAACCTACATGCACAACACCGGCGTCATTTACTTGCGCGTGTTCGACACGTCGAACAATGCCGACTATGGCATGCCGGCGTCAGGCACAACACTGTCGGTGCAGACCATGCGAAGCGCCATCGTCAATGAAGGCGGCACGATCCGGCTTTACACCGCGACGATGGATGGATCTGGCGTGCAAGTGAAGCGAGCCACGCTCACGAGCACGACGAATCCAGTGAGCGTGTCGCTGTCGAACTATGGGTCTGTCTTTGGGGATGCCTACAGCAGCAACAGCACGCGCATCAGGCGGGTTGAGGCAGTGTGCCCGACCGATTACGGCGTGATCGTCGCCGTCGGCACGCACGATTTCAACATGCGCCTGTCCACGATCCAGTTCTACTGGATCCCCGGATCGGCGAGCGCAGCGATACCGCTCAACACGCTCATCCAGATCCCGATGCTTGACGCCGAGAGTTATTCGAACTGGTATGCCAGCTGCAAGCACTGCTCGTATATCGCGGCCATTGCGAACACCGACACCGGCGCCATTCATGTGATTGCCAATGACCAGGTGAACGGGCGCGCCGTGCAGTTCTACATCAAGTCCGGCATCGAGTCGGCGCTTGTGCCTGTTGCCCCCATTGCCGCCGGCGCCAGCCTGGTCGCCCTCATGCCGGCGTCGGTCACGCGCATCAACGGCACGTTCTATCTCACGGCTCGCTTCACGCGACAGACGCGCGTGTCGCCGTCGAGCACGATCCAGGTGGCCGCGTTCGACCTGTATCTTCAATCGGCCGATGCATGGCACTGGAGCCTGTACGAGCGATCGAGCTTCATCACGAAATCGGACTGCCGCGGCGCGCTGCTTCTGCGCAACGATTCGCCGACCACCTTATATTACGTAGGCGGCGCGCAGGGGTATGCCGCGCCGGTCACCCAGCTGCAGGTGCCGTCGGCCGGTGCATCGGTGACGCTCGACGACTATGTCGAAGGCTTCCAGATCGAAGAGACCGCGGAGGCCGCGGATCAGTTCTCGCTCAGCCTGGCCAACCCCTCTACCGCCGGCGGCGGGCTGCAATGGGATGGCAACGCGCATGTGAAGAACGGCGCGGCCGTATATCTGAAGCTCGGCTATGACGGGAACGCCGACGCCTATGGCGCCTACGGCATTGATGACGCGCAGCGCAGCATCATGGCAGCCAACGATCAGTCTGTCGAGTTCGGCGCGCTGGCGATCACGGCGCGTGATCTCGGCCAGAAGAAGCTGATCGACCACAATCTGCTGACCGAAACAGACCTGCGCAGCCAGCTTGCGCTGCACAGCGTGCTGGCAGATCTGGATGACTTCAACATCAAGACGCCGGCGGATCGCGGCTTCAAAGCCACTCAGAACGGCCTGGTGTATGACGGCCGGAACCGGCCCTTCATTGCGCTTGTCGAAGGCGAAGAGTCCGGCGATGCGCTGATGGAAGCGACTGTGCAGATGGATAACGGTGACAACTATGCCGTCTCATCCATCGGCTTCGTGTTTGGTTGCGACGACGACGGCAACGGCAATGTGGTCGTGGTGCCGCGCAGCAACGCCTGGTCGACCTACGAGACGTGCGACCGGCCGAAAGTGCGTACGATCAAGCTCAACAGCATCGACCCGGCAGATCCGGAGAAGGAAGACACCGGCTGGAATTTCAAGGACAGGATCAACACGCTGTGGGCGTGGTCGCCGGCCCTGGTATCCGGCCTGCGCACGCAAGCAACGCCGGGCACATACCGCACGTCGCCGGCCAACCAGCTCGTCAAAGGGTCTTTGTATGACGTGGCGGTGCGCATCAGTGGCCGGCGCGTGCAGGTGTTCGTGAAGCCCCGCGTGACCGGCGCGTCGACGTGGGCTGCCAACGCGCAATACACCCTGTGGTCAGAGTTCCTGTTTGACTGGCAGGCGAAGCGCTCGCAAGCCGGCGATGATCAGTGCGGACTGGCGCTGTCGACCGACGTGTGGGGCGACACCACAGCGTTCGCAGCAGGTGCATACGACGACATTGAGCAGACGCTGACCTATGCGGCCAACATCGCAACGCTCGCCGATTACAGCGTGATCGCCGTTCAGTGCAATGGGCAGTCGCCAATCGGAGACCGCTTGAGCGTCAACTGCACGTCCGCGCCCTCCATGCTCGTAGTCGGTCAATATGTGCGACTGCGCATTCCAGACAATTCCGACCAGATTTTGAAAATCGCCTCGATCACCGGCAACAATGTCGCCTTCACTTCGCACTATGGCCTGTCGGCCCCTGGCGCAAATGGTTACATTCAGACGCTGTCGACGAACAATATCTGGGGCTGGGCTGATTGTGGCAAGCGCAACTATGTGGCGACCGAAGCCGACGAGCTCGGCGACCTACCCATGCCAATCGATCCCAAGGCGCAAAAATTCGCACGCGCGATCCGCGGGCGCGGGATCTTCATTTCAGACGACAACACAGCGGCTTCCATTCGCATGCTGGACAGCGACGGCGTGCGCTTCTGGCTATGGTCGGGGTATGAGAATCGCACGCGAGTGGGGTGGGATGAGACGAACCCAATTGCCCACGATGATGATCCGTTCTATTCAAGCGGCAGCGAACCGTCTGTGTGGCGCGTAGTAATGCACCACGGCTATGTGTTCAACGGCGCTCCCTCGACACACGGCCTGCCTGCGTCCTCGTATCTGGATGTTGATGACGAGTGTCTTCGCTATGCCGGCTTCACGTTCTACAAGCGCGGCATGTTTGAGCAAAACACGTGGACGATTGTGCCGGCGTTCTATGCGCCGCTCGCGGAGGCAGCCGGGCCGACCAGCACCCTTCGCAACTGGCGTTCCAACACCGGCGCCCAGCCGGGCGACGACCTGGGCGACATACAAACCAACTTCAGCATCAACCCGATCGGCCTGCTGGCGGAGGTCGTTTCGAGGTCTGGCGGGCAGATCCGCGACGACAAACAGTATTACGTGGCCGGCGCAACGAAGGTTGGCAGCCCAACCGTCAACAACACGTCGTATGTCACGCTCGATAAACCCTATGAAAACAGTGTGCGCGGCGCTGATCCCAATATCGCGCTGGAAAATGGCGAGATCAACCCGGCGCTCGCAAAGACCCAACGCGAAGGTGACCTCATCGTATTGAGCGGCCGCGGCCAGTGGAATACGCAAAAAGAAACACATGACGCCGACGCGCCGGTGCTGTATTCCCCGCGCGACACAAGTGGCAACGTGTCGAAGATTACCGTGAGCCGTTGGGCGCGCTATGCCGGCCGATTCCAGACCGTCGAGGATGGCCTGCGCAGGCTTGCAGCGCTCGCCGGTTTGCGCAATGCTGTGTTTCGCAACGATCACAGCACGCCGTCGACCCATTGGACAGGCACCATCACCACCACGCCGGCCAGCCTGCCGCTGCGCGCCAACCTGGCGAACTTCACCCTCGATGCGCAGGTGCACATACCTGGCAACGACACGAACGCCGGCGGCGTCATAAACGAGCGGCGGCTCAACATCTTCTTCCGTTCATATTACCGATTAAGCGTTCAGCAGTATGCGACGGCTGCCGACTATGCTGCCGGCCGACCGGGTGTGATCCGGATCGGCCTGGCCACCACATCCACCGACATCGCGGCTGACTCAAACGGCGATCGCTGGCTGAAAGTGGCGCCGGTCCCAGACTGCGACCACAACGTCGCCGGCACGGTGAGCGGCAGCAATCCCAACTACACCCTGAGCGAGACAGCCTCGCAACTGGTCGACCTGCGTGTCGCCGTGTTCGGCGAGCGCGTGGTGGTCGAGATCAACCGTAAGCCGTTCTGGACATTCAATCTAAATGACATGACGGATGGCACAACCTCGTGGCGGCGTGATGATGCCGGCCCAATCCAAGTAAGCCATACCGGCACGGTGCCCGGTTACACAGCCACCATTCGTGTGCTCGAGCTCGGCGACGAACTGCAGCGTCACACGGCGCAGAAGGGATCAAGCACGGCGTCGAACGTCGACTCGATTAAACAAGGCCGTCACATCCGCACACGCGCAACAGCGGCCGGCGGTGTGGAGTTCAGCCGGTTCTGGGTGCGCGACGACGCCGGCGGTGTGAGTGAGAACCTGTGGCGGCACATCGACGGCGCAAGCGACGTGGTGCAGCGCCCGCACGTCGAGGTGACTGGCCAGGACATCTCCGGCGAACACATTGATGAACTGCTCGCCCAGGCGCAGGGCGCGCAGTTCGCGAGCATTTCCAACGAGACAGTGGGTGACTGGCAGTCAGCTGGCGCGGATGCCAAGCTGCAGATGCGCGAGGCGGGCGAGTTTGCGGATGTCGACACCATTGACGCGGTGCCACTGCTGCACGTCCAGCCTGAAGACAAGATCGCGCTGTCGTATTCACCGGGCGGCGATGCGCCGGCGCGCGCGAGCTCGTCCCATGTGATCACGTCGAAGTCGACGCGCGCAAGCGTGGACGACGCCGGCAATCGCATTTGGGAATCCACATATCAAATCCGGGGGTTCAGAACATGAGACCGCCTGCCACGTTCACTGGAGCCATGCTCCCCGAGATTGTTCGCGACACCTTCGGCACGGTGATCGCAGTCACAGGCAAGGCCTGCCGCGTGCAGCTCGCCGGCGGCGATGTACTGAGCGGTGTGGCCATCGAGGGCGCTACAGTCGGCCAGGCTGTGCGGCTGCGCTATTCAGGCGGCACCTATGTTGCTCAGGGTGGGACAGGAGGCGGATCTGGATCGAGCGTGATGGTTGGCAGCGGCGCCGGCGGGATTATTGGGGGCGGCGCGCTCACCGGCGCGCCTTCGCCACACGACCTGCTCGGGGCGCATCACACCCTGCCGACGCTGTCGCCCAACCTCGTCCTGGCTTCGCTCTTGTCCGGCTCTGGCCAGCCGTCGTTCCGCGCGCTGGGCGTGAACGACCTGCCGGCGATGACCGTCGGCGCCGGCAACGGCCTGACCGGCGGCGGTGATGTGCGCAGCAACCCGACGCTCAACGTTGCCGTGGCCAACACCGGCGCAGCCGGCTTGTCAGTCGAGGCCGATGCCATTCGGCTGACCAGCTCGAGCAGCCCCGGCGCAGCGGCATCCATCCTCGCAAGCGACGCCAACGGCTTTCTGACCTTGCCGCAATTTCTCGCAACGACCAAAGTGCGCACGCCGCTCATTGACACGGCGAGCGGTGCATTGACACTGACGCCGGCCACCGGCGTGGTGTTGACCAACGGCAAGACGCTGGGTGGCTCGACGACGTTTGTGTCGGGCTTCGCCGGCGCGGGCTGGCGCATCGACCAGGGCGTGAGCTACGCCAGCCAGGCGACCGCAGAATTTGATAACCTGATCGTGCGCGGCCTGCTCAGGGTGTATGAGCTGGTGATCAACAAGATCCGCGTGTCTCGCGGATCGATGATCGTCAGCCCCGGCGGCGGCAAGGTTGCGGCCGTGACGGGTGGTGGACCCTACACGCTCTCATTTGACGACGATCACGGGCTGGCCGTCGGCGACCTGCTCCGGGCGCAAAAATTCACCGGGAGCGGCACGTATCTGAGTTTGCTGGCTGTCACGGCCGTGCCGACCGGCACGACGGCCACGGTGACGCTGTCCAGCGGCGTGGCGCCGGCGCCGGGCTATGAATATGCGGTGGTCGGCAACGCGTCAAACGCGAGCCGGCAGGGTGGGTTGTTCCTCACGGCTGACGACAGCGGCGCGCCGTTCATGGACATCTATGACGGCGTGGCCGCACATAGTGACTTCAACACCAGCGGCAAAACCAAAACGAGAATCGGGAAGCTCACCGGTATCACCGACAGCTTCTTCGGCACGCTGGCGGGTTATGGGTTCTACGGCAATCGCGTTTACATCAACGGCGGGTTCATCAACGGTTCGCTGATCATCGGCCCCGGCGTCGGGTTCAGCGTGCCGGCGCTGATGCATTGCGCATTCGACACGCCGCGGCAGGGCAATGCCGTCAACACCAACGGCCACAAGGGTCAGGTGCCGGCCATCACCGGCGGCATCAGCGGCATGATGGGTAAATTCAGCGGCGCGGTGGCTGTGGGCGAGGCCACGACCAACCGCATTCAGAACCCGTCCATCGAAACCAACACCACCGGCTACGGCTCATCCGGCACGGTGACGCTCACGCGCTCGGCTGAGCATGCGCTGTTCGGCCAGCATTCCTTGAAGTGGGTTTACACGTCGGGCACTGCTGACGTGTTCAACAACGTGTCTGGCACGCTGGCAGCATCCACTACATTTACATTTAGCGTCTACGTACGGCGGCTTGATGGCGGTGTGGTGTCGGGGCTGTCAATGTATATCGACAGCTCCTATGGCACACTCACGCCGACCATCACTGAAGTGGGCAACGGCTGGTATCGCGTGTATGGCACGCGGGCGATCACCACGCTGGGCAACCACGTCGTCGGGCTGGCAGGGTTGGCAACCAACACACAGTGGTTCTTTGACGGCTGGCAGGTTGAATCACGGGCATATACCACGCCCTACGTCGATGGCTCGCTCGGCAGCGGGCATGCATGGACGGGCACGGCGCACGCATCCACATCATCGCGCACAGCTGCGGTATTGGCATACCCAATCGCGCGCAACATTGCACCCACAAAGGGGTCGGTGTCAATGTGGATATTGATGGAATATTACAAGGTCAGCTTGGGTGCGGTGTTGTGGAATGCCGGTGATGCAAACGCTGAGTTTCAGGGGCAAATCAGCACAGCGGGCACACTTCAATTATTTATCAACGGCAACGCTGTAACGCATCAAACTACAGTGCCTGCCGGCTGGCATCATGTCGCGTTCACATGGGACGTGCCCGCCAACACAATGCGCGTGTATCTGGACGGCGTGCCGTCAACCAGCGCCGGCACGCCAACCACAACACTGCCAACCCTTCACCCATCCACCATTCAGATCGGCGGGAGTGTGCTGATTGGCACGGCCTATAACTACAACGGTCTGATTGACGATTTCGCCATACTCGATCGCGTGCTGACGGCAGACGAAGTCACCGCGATCTATAACAGCAACGCGCCGCTGAATGTGTCGCGCTCGAACTACGAGCTGATGCTGACCGAAGACGGCTATGGCAAGGTCATCGCCAACGCTGCCGGCATCTACGGCACCGACGTGGGCGGCAAGCCTACATTTAGCCTTGTCAACGCCGGCACGACGGTGAACGGCGAGGTGATGACTGCCGGCGACACGATGCTGGGCGATAACTCGAGCGGCAAGGGCAATGCGCTATTCGACCAGAGCGCCGGCAGTTTGAGCATTCGCGCCGGCACGACCAACATCCTGTCATTCTCGAGCGCAGGCGTGGTTGAAGGCGTGCTGAATCTGGGCGCATCTGGCGGCATTTATCAAGGTTCTACTGGCACGTTTGCCAGCCCGGGCAACGGGATCAAAATCTGGCGCGGCAACGGCACAACGGACGGCGGCGTGGCGGGCGATTGCATCATCGGCGTGTTTGATGCCGGCGCTTACACGATGAGCATCACGCCGTCGGCGGCGATCACCATCGTGGGCGGCACGGGCTACGAGGGGAAGCGCGCTTTGTCGTTTGTGCAATCAAACGGCACGCGGCTGGGCGAGGTGTATGGCTATACCGACGGCAGCACGTATAACGCGATGCGGATCGGCACATACTCCAACAGCTCATCGCGCTCGCCGGTTGTCTATGTGGACTCAAAAATCGAAGCCGCAACCGGCACAGCGACGGCGCAACTCATTGCGTCAAAGTTTGTCCAGTCAACCATCTTCTATGACCGCCCGCGTGCCGTAGTCTCAAACACCGTCAACGTGGGCACACCGTCTGCGACGGTTACGCTGGAAGTCTATTCAAAAACAGGATCGTCCGCGACGGCGGCACTGACTGACAACAACGGCACAACGTCCTTTGTCGTTACCGCCGGCTCAAAGTCGTGGCGCATCGATCACCCTTTGAGGCCGACGACGCACTGGCTTGACCATGTGGCCATTGAAGGCGACGGGCACTTTACCTTCTATCGCGGCAACGTCACGCTTGATGCACGCGGTCGCGCAACGGTGGAGATGCCGGATTGGTTCGACGCGCTGAATGAGGATTTGGCTGTCACCTATGGCGCCTGGGGCGAGGCGAAGGAAGATGAGCGACCGGCGCGCACGCTCGACCTCATCCCGAATGGCTGGATCATTACCGGCGAACCGCATGCCAAAGTGTCATGGATTGCAACCGGCAAGCGGCGCGACCCATGGGCGAAGGCACACCCGTTCACGGTCGAGGCCGAGAAAGAAGAATCACATCAGGGCACGGTGTTCACATGGAAGGAACACGGATTTGATGAGTCATTCGCGCCGCCGTCGGTGCTTGATGTTAATCCCGCACACGCCGGCCTGTGAGGGATTCATAGGCGCGGATCATCTCGCGCAGCATGAACGTGAGGACAGGCGGCAACGACCACGCGCCGGCCAGGATGCATGGAATGGCCAGCGCGAGTTTGATCTGGATGTGGGGCTGGCTGTGAAAGCCGGGGATGGCAAGGGCGAGCAGGACGATGAGGATCGTTGCGGCCGCCCACATGCGAATTCTGAAGTAGTGAAGATCGTTGTTCATCGACTATGACAATCGTATACCCGTATACCCTTATACTGATGGTCGTACGATGCGGCGATGAGCGCATGAATTTAACGTGACACGAGGATGACATGCCACTGATCACTGATGAACCCGTCGCGCTGATAAGCGCAAACCAATGGGTAATTGCCGATGTGAAAATCGACCCGGCGCTGCCGTCGGTGTCCTATCAGGTCGTCGCAAAGTTGAACGGGGCGGAGGTCCAGCGCACGACGATCTCCGCCGCCGGCGCCGAGCTGCTGGGCATCGAGGGGATGCCGCAGCTGTACGCGACGATCAAGGCCATGCTGTATGCCGACGCCATCGCGCGCGGCATCATTCCACAGGGAGCCACAGAACAACCATGAACGAATTGATCGAGCAGAACATCAGGGCCATTGATGCGCAGATCGCGCAGCTGCAGGGCGCGCGCCAGGTATGGCAGGCGCTGAAGGACGCGGGCGCAACCGTCACCCTGCCGGAGGCAGCACCCGCTGCGGCGCCGGCAGCGCAGCCGGATCCGGCCCCAAAAGAAGACGCACCGGCCGCCGGGTAGGCCGGCAGGGTAAAAGATAGGGCAGGGCATTTCCGCGGAAATGAAACGCGCCGGCGAACGAGCCCAGGGGGATAGGGGCACGCTCGCCGGCGCAGGTGCAGTATATTCGCTCAGGCCGCAATGCGCTCCAGCAGCCAGGCTGTTTGCGGGGATATCCCAATGCCGGCGTCGAGTCCCGTAGGGGTCACTTTTGGTATATCGTCGTTAATGGCGTCGTTCTCTTCTTGGTCTTGGTGCGCTGGGTGGGCGTGACGCCACGCCCACACCAGTTCACCGAAGGCCTGCGCAATCCACACCTGCGGCTCCAGCCTGATCACCTCGCCGCCGGCATTGATGATCTTCTTCGCAAACAAGCCCTGCAAGGCCTTGCGCTTCAACTCCGGCGTGAGCCGGTCGATGCTCCTGCCCAGATCCGTGAGCAGCCCGATCACCTGGTCGATGTCACCGGCGCTGTTCAGCACGCGCTGCGCCTGAAACAATTGCAGCTCGGCGTCGTGCTGCATCTGCCGGTATCGCGCGTCATCCTCCGCATATCGATTCGCGTCGATCTCGCCGCCGGCGCGCCGGGCCTTCAACTCCAGCCGCATCTCATCGATGGCCACCAGGCGATTGCGCGCGCGGGTGACGGCCGCCTGCGCCTCAGCGCGCTTCGCATCACCGTGCTGCTCGGCGACGATCTGCCGGATGCGACCCAGCGCCGCCGGTGGGAAGGCCACGCCGCGGAGCTGCTCCAATAACATCTCCTCGACCTCATGCGCATGCCACGACATCTGCGGGCGAGTGCGCGTGATGTAGTAGTGCGTGCCGTTGTTGTCGTGGCTTCGAAGCTTGATCAGCCGGCCATCGTCACGGCGCCAGAACAAGGCCGGCGTCAGGATCCCGACGCGCTTCTTTGCTCTGCGCCCTCGCTCATCAAGCGCACCTTGTGCCTGCCTCCGCTTGGCGATGATGCGCTCGATGAGCGGCTGGTCGGTGATCGGGTCGAGGATCGGCTCGATGTGATCGGTGCGCGTGGCGTCGTAGGCCCGGGCAAACTGATCGAGCAGCGTGCCGGTTCCGTCCAGCTTCACCAGGCGCGCCTTGGCGTGGCCGCCCGCTGGCATGAGGTAGCCGCAATACGTCAGCAGGTTGCCGGCGATCTGCCGGATCCGGTCGGACGTGAGCGGGGTAGGGAGGCCTTCGCGGTCATACCACTTCATGCCGCGCTTATTGGCCTCGTGGGCTGTGGCCTGGTAACTCTTCGTTGCAAACAGGGTGAGCCACGTGCGCACGTCGCCGGCGCTGTTGTCGTGCTGCCGTTTCGCGTGCGGCTCATGGTGATCGCGCTTCACCCACTTCGCATGCGAGCCGACGCCCACTCTCAAATATCCCTTCGGTGTCGTGCCCCATGGAATGCCCTTCGACTTCGCGTGACGGATCGCATCGCGCATGCGGTCGGCGGCATCGTCGGCTTCGCCCTGGTTGTCTACAGCGTCGTGATACAGCCGCCTGATGGCTCTGGCCTGCCAGCCGTCGCGCGCACTGTCGAAGCCGTCGCGGATGATGATCAGCCGCACGCCGGCTTTCTGGCAGTGCTCGACGAGCCATATGGTCTCCTTGATGCTGCGGTTTGCACGGTCGAGGCGATAGAAGAGGACGGTGCGATATGCGCCGCTGATCAGCCGGCGCTTGAACTGCATGTAGCCTGGCCGCGTGTGATCGTGCCGGCCGCTGCGGTGGCCTTCCTCGTCGCACCACCACTCGATATTGTGGCCGGTGCGCTCGCCTTCGCGTGTGATCGCGTCACGCTGTCGCTGCGTTGAGACGCGATCCTCTTCGCCGAAGACCTGCGACTTGCGGTAGTAACCGCCCGCTAATGGCCAGCCGGGGTTATTGATAGTGGGAGGTTGCTCTTCTGCAATTCTTCGATTGCCCATGACGCGAAGGCTTCGACGAACATCGTGAAGTGTGGATCGTATTGTAAGAGCTGTGACGAATTGTCAACCACCCCCAGTGGGTGGCAAGCAGTCGCATCATGGCCATGGCCATTGCCGGCCAGGTAACGGGCGAGCAGGTGTTGCACTCTCATAGCTCTAACTCCAGCACCTTCAGCGCGGCCTGGGCACGTTGCGCAGCGGTTGCGTGGATCAATAAAAACAGAAGATCGTAATTCACAGACGGATCGCACAACGCACCATCAAAATCTATTTCTGCAACGAGCGAGATGCAATATCCATCTTTTAGCCCGCGTAGCTCGATTTCATTCTCTACCGCGTGTGCTGCGTTCATGTCGCCGGCGATGGCCATGCGGATGAGCGCCTTGAGCACTTCGTCATTCATGGGTTTCATATATGGAGCCTAAACTTTTCTTTTAAGCATGATGACCCAGTGAGTCATTGTGACATCAGCCCCCTCTTCCAGGACTGAGGGGCCAAGATAGGTGGCGTGCAGCGTGACCCAGGAGACCTCATAGAACCGCTTGCCTCCTTCCGGGTCGGTATATGCCACGTGGTCGCCGGCCCTGGGCAAAACCCTCATGCACTGCGAGAACAGAATCTCCATCGTTTCAGAGTCAACGAAGTCACAGGGTTCCATTAGTCCTTTTTAGCACTGTCATGGATCTCTGTCACATCGTCGATCGCCGGCGGCATGTCGATCACCGGCACCAGCGCCACGTCGCCCAGATCGCGCACCTCGGTCGAGCCGTCGGCGCGGGTGAGCGTGAGGGTGGGGCGGCATGACGCCGGCACCAGCAACAGCGTCTGCGCGTTGCCGATCGTGGCCTGTAGAATGTCTTTACCGAGTTGTGTCATAGCGTTTTGATTAATAAATGTGATGGCTGTATTGATTGCGTTGTTTCTGATCCTGCTTGTTGTCGCCCTGGTCGTCATGCTCAAAGATGCAGAACAAGTGTACGAACCAGTGAATGAACCGGAAGAGTGAGTGATTCAATTTCTGAAGCACTTATTTCAGATCGTCCTCATGCGAGCGCCATGCATAGCCAGGCGGCGGCACCTGCGGCGTGGGCAGCTCATCCTTGCTGCGCTCGTATGCGCTCAACCGCGCCTGCAGCTCGGCGTTGGCTCTGGCCATGTCGTCGCGCTCGCGGCCGATGCGCTCGAGGTCGGCGCGAAGCTTGATGTTCTCGCTCTCCAATGCCCAGCCCCGCCGCAACAGTCGAGCGCGTGCACACTGCATCTCATTCGCCGCACTGGGCACGGCTCGGTTTAACACCTTCGACGCGCAGAACGCACTCACGCATTCTTCAAGTTCTTGCACCAGCACCGCAATCGTAGCCTCGGGTGATCGCTGGGCCGTGTTGACTGGCTCACCGTAAAACACCTTTATTTCACTATCCAATGCCGCAACGTAAGCGCGTAGATTTCTCACTTCAGCCACCAGCGCCGGCACGTCAGAACGGGCGTGCGCGACGAATGCGGCGTTTTCTTTAATGTCGTAACCGCCGCCAACGTCTATCTCTGGTGTGCCGCCGCCATCTCTATAAACCATCCACATATCCCGCTGGCTTTGCACCCACGGCCCCGGCGTCGCAGCATTCGCCCGCGCTTCGATGGCGTCCAGATCAAGCGCCGGCGTTGCTGTGTAGGTCTCTCGTTCTTCGCTCATCGTTGCCCTCCCATATTCCGATATAAGTTTCCTTATATCGGCTATCTTGTTTTGTCTTGTTTGGTTTTGCCTTCCAGCTTATCGACTCGCTTCTCCAAATCATCGACTCGGATGACGAGCGTGACGATCACAAACGCCACGAGAAGAAGAATCCAAGACTCCAATGCAATCTCCTGAACAGCCGGCACAATCAAGTGCCGGCTGTTCAATTCGCAGCGGCTCGCCGCTCCTCACCGTTCCCGGTCGCGACTCGCCGTGCCCGGCCCCGACTGCCGATCCGCACCGGACCCAACCGAACCATGACACGCCACGTCTGCCATGACTTAAGCCAACTCCAACTTCCAATACCACTTATCAGCCACCACACCAACCTCGCGCAACAATCCTTGCAACTCTTCAAACCCGGCATACTGAGGTGAGTTAGCGATGCGCTTAAGGTCTGAAACCAATTGCCTTGCCATCTGTCGCCTGCGATCTGGATCATCCTTGACACTGTCAAACGTCAAGTAGCCACCGCCGAGTGATCGCTGTTCAGGCGGACTTATATACACGCGAACGGGTTTACCTTTCTCGTCATCATCTGCTGGCAGTGCTTTGTGAATAAACACTCTGATGATCTGGCGTGCCTGTGTTAACCGCCACTTCTCAGCAGCAACAGAGTCATCCCATGTGAACAAAGAATGCAACGCTGTAGCCTCATCACGCGCGGCATCCACAACATCCTCAGCACGCAATAGACCCCCATGCGACGTACGCACCCGTTCGCACTCAGCTCTTACCAAGTCAGTATCAGCGCGAATTTCTGGCAACACTTGATCAACCGCTTTCGTCTTCATCGAGTTGGCGCAAACCCCCTTTCTTCGGTGTAGCTAAAAAACCACTTCATAAGGTTGGCTGTCTCTTGGTCATACATCGTCGGCACCTCGCGAGCGGATACTTGTGCATCAACGTTGCCGTTCGACACGATGGATGTGAATTCGGGATCGTCCACACTCGCCAAACGCCATCTGCCGTAGCTGCCGCTGCCTTTCTCTTGCCGCCAATCGCCAACGCCTGCGGTCACCCCTGCAAACGCCATTAAGTTGACGATGTCTTGGTATTTCATGAGTGAGGCTGCAAACGTAACCACGACGCGGGCAGCCCATGCAGGCAGGATTGCACGTGTGCGCACATCAGGCGTTTTAGCTATGTCACTAGATCGTGTTACGGCGCAGAACAACTGAGGCACGCCGTAAATCGGCACCATGTCGCTTTCCACAAATGTAAGCCGGCCTATCTGAGCTTTCTTTGCGCCAGGAGAATCAAGAGCTGCAGTGGTCATAGCTTTTTTGAATGCAGTTGCAGGCATGCCCAGTAAGGTTGGCACTTGATCGCGCATGTAATACATACTGTTTCGGTATTCAGCCATGGGATCATGCTTCAGCTTCGTTGCGCGCTCTGCCATTGACTTGCGCGGCGGCGGTGCAAGTAGTTGCTGTTGTACGTGGTTGCTCATTGAATTCATGATTAATGGGCTTACACCTACTAGAAACAGCTCGACTCTATCCATCTTGAATTCCGGGATGCTGATACCTACCTTCGTGCTTGTCGTTTTTGTCGTTGTTGCCATTTGATCCTCTTGATGCTTTGTGTTTCAATACGCCGCCCTGCCGACGCGCACATCGTCGCCGGCATTGCGGTCAATGTATTTCTTCGTGGTCTCAAAACTCTTGTGCCGCGCTCGTTTCGAGATGAGCGCGGGATTCTCATCAGCATGCGCAGCGGCGGTGATCGGTGACGCCCTGAAGGCGCGGTGAGGCGCAATACGATCCACATCCAGCCCCGCCCGACCTGCCACGCGCGCCACGATCTCGTTGATGTAGCTCTCGCAGGTGAGCGGCTGGTGCGTGAGCTTGCCGTAGGTGATCTTCACGAACGCCGGCCCCGATGTGATGCCGGCGGCATCCAGCCAGGCGCGCAGCGCTCTATACCCGCACAGCTCGTCATCGTCGATCTTCGGCACGGTGATGTATTCATTCGCCGCGCCGGTCTGGTCGGTCTTGGTCTTGCCCAACCAGCAGCGCACATAGTCAGCGTGCCATTCCATCGCCTCGACGCGCAGCTTCAGCGGCTCGCCTCGGCGCATCCAGCCGGCGTAGGCCGACAGGATGATGGCGCGGTCGCGCAGGCCGATGAGCGTGTCGCCGCAGGCGCGGCTCATGGCGCGCAGGTCTTCGAGGTTGATGATCGGCTTCACGCGCGGCGTGGTGCGGCCTTCGTCGGCCAGCGTGCGAATGACGCCGCTATACATCTTCTCCAGATCGGCATCGTTGAACGGATTGGTGTAGCCGGCGTCGAGGTGATACCACTTGATCGCAGCACGAGCGATGTCAATCGTTGAGCGCTGCTTGCCTCGGCTGTATAGATGCTCAATGTAGGCACTCAACGTCACCGCCTCTGCTGGCAATGATGGCAACCCATTCTTCCTGCACCACTTCTCAAAGGTGCCCCACTGAGACGCATACGTCTTGCGCGTGTTGGCACTCATCTCGTTTGCCTTAAACTTCTCGAAGTTGGCGCGCAGGCGCATCGGATCGATGCGCTCTGAGGTGAGCGCGCCGGCGGGGTTGGTTGTGGTCAGAGCTTGTGTCATCGTTTACTTTAACTGGACTTAAATTAAGTGATACTGAGGCCGATTAAGCCGGCCTCACCAGCGCCTCGACCCGCCCAATAGCCGGCGGTGCTCGGCCTCAATCTCCGCGTCGGTCATGATCCAGTGCACCCAGGCATACCGCGCGAGCGCAGCGCCGATCAGGGCCAACGTCAGAAAGCCGGCGATGCAGATCTCAATGTTCATGCCTTCGACTCCTCGATGTATTTGAATTCGATGCGGTTGACGACGGTGGCCGGCGTGCAGCCCTGGTGCGTCTCGCAGAACATCTCAATGAACTGCAGCGGCGTCATGTTAGGGAAGCCTTCGCGCCTCACGTCTTCCGGCGTGATGGCGTCCAGGCGCTCGTGGCGGATGGACACCACCTCGATGCGGCGCAGCTTGACGATCTTCTGGCCGCGCTTCAAGCC